CGTAGGTTGTCATGGGCCCACTTCCACTCAGGGCCAATCGGCGAGCCTATCATGAAAGCGTACTTCCGCGTGTTGCGCATGACCTCGTGAATTGGTTCGAGGAGAGCGCGAGACGCGACAACCCACTCCATCTCGACCACGTTGATTTGCCTAGAGATCGGCTTCTCGCGAACCTCGTTCATCTTTGGTATAATCCTGCACGTAGGCGGAACAGACACGCCCTGGAGCCACTTGTCCAAAATGGTAGTGGTGCGCCCCTCGAACTCAGGGGTCAACACTACTCCGTTGGGATAGTGTGGGCAAGGCATGGCCTCAAAGGCCTGGGTCTTCGGGCCAAACCGGCCCCAACCGCCAACGGAGGTATTGCGATTAATACCCTTGATGCGGCCCGGCACACCGTTAATTGCTTCGCGAACGGTGAGTACGCGCCCCTTCGGGGTTTCGGCGAAAATCGACTTAAATTTGGCCATCACTGGACGTATGGCCTCCTGCTGGTCGACTAGACCGTCGAACGAGTGATTAAGCTCGTCGACATGCTGCGTCATCATGCCGTAAGGGTAATCCCGCTCTGGGTACACCTTCGGACGCCACTCCGGCTTCTGGAACGTGTCCTTCTTGCCGAACTCGGCCTCCACAACGTCGTGAAACGACGTGTGGACCATGTCGCACTTCGGAACTGAGGAAATCTCAGGCTTAGTGCGACCAACGTACCGTATCGAACTCGTGTTCGCATACAGTAAGGCTGACTTCGCATGAAGCGGACTGTCGACAACCTGTACTGGCAGCCTCGCTGATACAAGCTCAAGCGACTGAAGCGACGGCCCGTCCGGCAACGTCGCGCGTATGTCGCTAATGTTCTTGACCACATCCGGTGTTATAGCCTGATAAACGGAGTACGTCTTGTTGTCCGTCGCGACCAAAGTCGCGAACACCTGCAAATCGCCAGTCACGCGGTCAACCACTATCAGTGGCGAACCGCACTCGCCTTTGAACGTTACCTTGTCCACCTTATAGGCAAACCCCAGCTTACGTTCAATTCCGGGAATCAAGAGGTCAGCACCAGAAATGCGCATCGCCAACACCTCCTCGACTCGAAACTCGTTGTCGAAGCTAAGCGTCAGCGCGTACGCAAGTCGCGTCACCGGCGGCAACGCCGCAACGACCAACTTTTTGTCATACAACCCAATATGAGGGTCGCGAACGACAGAAAAGTCCGACGAAACGGCCACCACCTGCTTCTTTGGAAGGTGGTACGGTGTCG